AGTCTGTGGCAGTATTAACAACGGCAGTTGGTGTTCCTATTGTAGCAGTTCCACTTAATGCAAGGATATTTGCTTCGTTACTCCAAGCAGTCCCAGTAGCATCAGTCGCAGAATCTCCATATAATCTAAATTTTCGTGTAATATTGACATCAACTCCTACTGTCGTGATGCCATATTTGGATGTTGTATTGGTGTCAGCAGTTAGCACTGGAAATAAATCAGATGAAGCGTCATGGTAATTCAACAATAAGCTACTGTCGCTAATTGCTTTGTGCATGGCGAAATAAATTTTACCACCAGTAGCCTTTACGACTGGTATAGGAAAAACTTTATTTTTTTTCGTTTCAGTAGTCGCATTATTTGCATCATAGTCACCATAGGCGATTGGTGCATATACATTATTATCTGATTGATCCTGTGGCAATGAAATAAAGTCCCAAGGGCGATGGGTAGATAAGGATAATTGAATCGTGTCTCCATTCGATGATATATCAGTTAATCTAAATGAACCAATTTGTTGCTTAGTGCCAGCATTGACTTTTGAATATACTGCAACTGTTTGGTTAATATAGTGATTTGAACCACCAAATAATTCTTTAGAAACAGGAGAGCCTTGATAATTAAAATCTGGAATAGAAATCGAAATATTTGATGATTTAGCCGTTGAAGTCGCTAAATCTATTGACTCCCTGATCGAAGGTTTATTCCCCATTAGAATCACCCCATGATAGAAGTTGGATGAATCTGTTACATCTGCAAAAGCAAATCTTAAATACCCAGAATTATCATTGGCAAAATCAAACAACCAATTTTCAATGATATTTCCTTGTTTAATTTCATTTCCAAAAGCCACTATGCTAATCCTTGATTTTGAGCTTTGCTAATCTCGGGTATAAGTGTATCGCGCACAAATGATTCATTCCCAATCATGTTGCCCTGGATATTGATTGTGACTCCATTACTTTGCCCAGTGCTATTCATTTGCGCTAATTGATCTACGCCTATATTCTGTACTGCACTTCTTTGCATGATGAACTCGCCAGATTGTGCTAAGATTGGAACATTATCTCGGCCTTGTACCATCCCACCCTGCGCAAATCGCTGAATGCCATTATCTTTGATTAATCCACCTGTATGACCAATGAACATACTGCCTGCTTGTAAAAGAGCGCCAGGTATTTGCTGACCTGGTATCATCATAAGTATACCACCAATTGTGGAGAGTAGTGTAGAAAAGCGTTGTTCAGCAGTAGCTCCTGCATCAGTCATTGTTTTTAATGCGCCTGCGATACCTAAAATAGCGGATGCAGTCTGTTGGCTCGTAAGAGTTATTTCTTGGTTTTTTGTCTTTACTTCATCCATCATTTGAATATTTTTTGCTTTTTCTTGGATTAAGCGTAATAGTACGTTTGCTTCTTCTCGTTGCGCATCTGTCGCTTCTGCACTGACTTGAAAATTAATTTTTCCTTGAACAGCAGCGAGCTTATCAATTTCTACCACATCTTTTAATGAATCTGATAAATTATTGCGAGTTTCAAGTAACATTTGTGCGATAGCAATACGTTTTTCATCCACACCATTGTTTTTCAAAGTCAAAATTGCAGCTTCAGACATCATAGTATTAATACGTTGTTGTACGTCAGCTTGTAATCCCAATACAATAGTCGTTTGTTGCAAAGTTTGCATATATGTACGCATCTTCTGTTGCGCTGATTGCACAAACTTTACATTCTGCTTCGTTTGTGTATTTAATGAGCTAAATGCATTCGTAGCTTGTAATATTCTGTCTCCTACAAATATAGCGAGAACTGCTCCAAGCGCCTTGAGTACTGTCATCCATTGAAAAGTAAGTGCTGCAGTAATAGCCAAACGCTTATTCCACACTACGAAGAAGGCACTAACAGTGCTAACCGCAGTGCCAAATTGAATTACACGCTGTATATTGGCTTCTCGAAACGTGTTTTCAATCGCAATGACTAACTCGGTTAATTTTGGTAAAATTACATCACCAAGTTGCGCAGAGAATTGAGTCATTGCATCTCGCATATTACTCACAGCACCAGTATATGTTTTTGACATGCGATCTGCGCTACCTGCAATACGTGCTGCGGGATCAACTAATGAATTAAGTAATGCTCGTCTAAATTCAGGCAGTGTAGTCTTGGATAAATCTTCAATGCCTTGAGAATCTTTAATTAATTGGAGTATTCCTTTGTCTCTGAGGATGTCCGCCGCGCCTGCTCCCCCCGCAAAGGCTCGACCTAATGAATTAGCTGCTTCAGTTGCAGTAGTTCCCATGTACGCAGCAAGGTCAGTAACTGCCGATAATGTCGCTTCAGAATCCACACCAAATGCTTCTAACTGCGCACCTGCGTTCACTACATCTTGTAAGGCAAATGGTGTAGTGGAAGCAATCTGATTAAAAGTTTGAAATGCTTGTTCTGCTGCTTCCACACTTCCAGTTAAGCCTACTAAACGAGTTTTGACATCTTGGAAACCTTGAGATGCGCTGATGAACTTATTCATCGCACCAACCGCACCACCAATAGCAAAAGTATACACTAAAATTTGATTCCGTAATGCGCCTATTGAACCACGAAAGCCATCGCTACTGCCACGCATTCTATCTTGCGTTTTATTAAAATTACTACCGCTATTCTTTAATTTGTCAAAATCTCTCGTAGCTTTGGAAAATCCTTTGGTACGGACTTCAATAATAAACTTTTTTTCAGCCATTTTTTTTCTTCATATCTTCTTGTTGGAGTGCATTAAATTCTTCATCTATAGCGGAAAAGATGACCATGCGGTGATATTCAGCGTCATCGAGTGTCTGCGCTAAAGGCAAACTGAATCGCTTCATAGTCATATATTCTTCTAGTGTATGTATAGTCTCTGCGTTTAAAAAGTAAGTTGAGTCAGCGCAGAACACTAATGAGTGATATAACGCTGCACCTTGCGTGAATTTACCATCTGGATTTTGATCAAGAATGCGTACAATCTCTGCCCACAGTTCTTCTTCATCATATTCAATACTGTGCTTTAGCGTGGGAGACTGCGCAGTGTATGGAAATTGTAAGTTGCGAGATGGTTGCTGTTTATATGACATCCACATCGCAACTCGGTGCATGATTACTTTTTTGCGTTTGGCTCTTTATATGCGTTATATATCGACATTAATACAGAGTCAATATTATTATCGTCTAATTTACCAAGTGATTTTTCGGGATCGTCAAACGCAAAGTTGAGAATCCAATCCAGGACATCATAAAACTTCTCTGGCTTTACTTCGCCAGTAATGGAAACTGCCTGGAGTTCTAACTTGTGGAGTTCTCTTCTCGATTTGAATGTAATGTCAGGTACGTCAAATGTACCATGATCAGTTTTGACTTTCATTTTTCATCCTGTATAGATGAAAATGGCGTGATTTAAGCGATCGTGATTGAAATTATCGTTGCAGTTTCACTTGCTGCAAATGCTCTGAATGGTATATTTTGTAGCATATATTCACCATTTTCTGGCTGTGAATTCTCTATCATTGCATCTGGAATAGAAATTGTAAAACCACTGGATTCTGCCAAATCAATTGCAATACCTGCGCTATTACCTTTTAAATTTGTCGCTAAATCTTCTATTGTGTCATCACGTTTTGTCAAAAGATTGCCAGTCACTTCGTATGGACCAGTTTGCACATATCCATATGGATTATAGTCAGTGGTATCAATATAACCCACTCTTGCCAATGGTCGAGTAATATTGATTTCCCATGAATTTAATACAAGTGGTTGGCTATTAAGATTTTGCGTAGCAAGAGAGAAGATATTTTTTGGTGAAGCAGTGTCTTTTGTTTCATCACTTGCAGCTAATGTATTTTCAACTGGTCTATATCCAGTCACAAATGTTGATTCTACAACCATTTCTCCACCATTAGTACCTACATCTTCACGTAGTGTCATGGATGTGCAAAAACAACCTACCATTACTGAACTAATGTTACTCGCATCAGAACCACCATTTTTAAATAACAGTGTTACTGCATCT